GGTCGCCATTCACAGAAAACATAGAGTCGCTGGAAGCAGCATCGGCGGAAGCAGCATCGGCGGCGGCAGCGCCATCTGTTACAGTGACATCCGCAGGACCAGCCTCCTCTCCCACACCAGGCACCTTGGGCGCGGATGATGTGCCTACACGACTGCTCTTCTGCTGACTGAAAAACTGCTCCTTATCCTCCTCATTCTCCCGATACTTCTTCATGAGAGTGTTAAGCTGCTCATTTGCGTATTCCTGCTCCACGACCTTATTTGCGTCAGGCTCCCATGCCATCCACTTACCCATGCTTCCCATGTAAATGTTGAAATTGGGGTCAGACTTCTGTAGGCGCTTTGCGCGCACAGATGCCTCCGCCTCCGAGGGAAATACGCCCCGAACCTTGATTCCCCGAATTGTCGTTCTGAACTCGTTCTTGGCAAAGAATGTCTCCTCCAGCTTGTCAGAGTTCTTGTACAGAAAATCCTCATACTCCTTCTGAATGCTGGAAGAAGTGGAGTCCTTGAGGGAACTGCGTACGAATGCCTGGAAGCCCTCCACGAAGGAATCCACGCGAGGGCACTCTGCCCGAACCTCCTGTGCAGCGCCACTTAGGTCCATAGTGTCCAACTTACCGGCAAGAGTATCGAGCTTTGCGTTAAGGGCCTGGACTTGGGTAGCCAGCCATGCCTCGAGCTTGGAGGTGCGCCACTGTACTTCATAGTCCTTGAGGAAACTCTGGAAAAAGAAGACGTCCTTGTTCTCCAGAATCTTCTCAGGGCTCAGGAAGCTTAGAAGCACAACCTTCTGGCTGGAAATCTCAGGATCCTCGGATAGAAAATCTTCAACAGGTGCTGCTGTAGATGCCATTCTTACTATAGACTGTCTATCGCATCACTTTAGACCTCCCAGACCGCGGTTTCGGTAACGGGCTGGCGCCTGAAAAAATCTATGAAATGAGTATAGATAAGATGGACATGAACGACCTTCTAACCCGTGTAATCAAGTACGTTGTGGAGGGTGTGGCCGTGGCCCTTGCGCTTGTGTTTATTCCCCGGAAGTCCCTCCCCATGGATGAGATTCTAACCGTGACAATCGCCGCCGCGGCTGTCTTCGCGGTGCTGGACATCTTCTCCCCCTCCATCGGCGTGACTGCTCGCCAGGGCGCAGGCTTCGGTATTGGTGCCAACCTGGTCGGCTTCCCCCGCATGTAAAAGAGTTTCATAGTTCGGTAAAACATTAACAAAAAGTATTGAATATAATTTTTGTTAACCACATCACACTGACGTATTGATTGTATAGTGCTTTCTACACATCGCCTCATATGTTTCCGAGCCGCCCACATAGACCTGTTCCTGCTTAGAACCAGCTTTCACGAGTGCGGTGAAGACAGCAGGTGAACCATCGCCACACCTTTTACACAGTGCCGAAAGTTTGGTAACAGTATCTGCGATAGGAATCAACTCTAGAATCTGGCCAAATGGCTTTCTCTCAGAATCTCCATCCAGTCCGACAACAACCACCGTCTTTTGATAGACTTCTACGGCCTTCTTAACAAACTCGTACAAATCTGGAAAGAATTGTGCTTCTTCAATGACTATCATATTTGCGCTGAGGAAATCTCCGAATGTTAGCACGTCATGTAGCTTTGATATACCTACCGCAGGTACACCATCTCTGTCATGTGTTTTGATAGAGAATGCCGCGGATTCATATCGAGTATCGAGCGCAGATGTAATTACAAATGTCTTCCATCCAAGAATCCTTGCTCGGCGAACCCGTGTCACTGCCACCGTCGACTTTCCTGCGAACATGGGACCAATTACTAGTTCTAGACTCATTGTGTGACTTAAACTAGCAGGCAGGGCATAAATCATTTTTTACACGCCTAAATCGACCGAATAAATTCCCAGCGAAGATCGCTACAAATGAGCTGCCAGATTTTATCCTGATTATACAATTTATCGCGATTCTTGAGAAGAGGAAAACATTGTAGATAATTATCGAGCTCAAGAAGTTCGCAGAATTTATAGAGCACATAGGAATATGACAGGAAATTGCTGCGATTCTTAGGACAATGTTTTACGAAAGATGACTGGATTTCCTTGAACATGAAACGCAGCTTCTCTTCCACTTCACGAGGCATCACTGGAGCTGTCTTACCGTTGATACGATTCAGAATATAAGGGACGTGCTCATAGAAATTCGTGAATCGCAGCTTCTTAAGAATCTCGCGAATTTTGGTGGGCTTGATAGTCTCCACATTCGATATACGCTCCTTTTTCAGCTCATCCAGAATTGCCTGGAAAATATCCTCAGGAATTTCCGTACTCTCCTTTGCCTGGAATTGAGCGAGCCATTCATTGAAATGGTTTATACGTTTATATGCGTAGTACGTAACTTCACGAGGAGGGTCCTTATAACTCGGCTTATCACTATCAATTAGAACAAATTCCTGAAACCCGCATCCTTCGCAGAAAAATAATGCTTCATTTGTACTGAAGGTCATTTCTCTGTCACATTGCTCACATACGCCAAAGGGGTCCTCGAATGTTGTAGGAACTATACGGGCGTGTTCAGGGTCTATTTTTTGTAAGTATTTCTCCAAGAGGACTTCACGGCCTTCTACTTGCTCATGTTTTCCTGGGCTTGATGAAGAAGTTTCAACATAGGAATCCGAAGTGCTTTGAAGAGCTGCCAGAACACTCCCCGGCTTAGCTTTTACAAGTTTCGATATTCCTGTTTTTTCACCCTGCTGAATTTTGTCCTGAAGTTCATAATAGTTATAAAGGATCTCCCCTGCCTCGAAGAAGTAATCATACATCGGTTTATTATCATTCCATTCGCCTCTCCTCTTCCGCAATTGCTGGACTTCCTCTTCCTTCTGACTTTTCAAGACAACGTCAGTTGTGCTCTCAATTTGTTTCTCAAGATTTTTTATCATATCATCAACCCCGCCAATATGCTCCTTTTCCTTTGCCATCGCATTCATTTGTAAATGATGAAGATTGTCTAGGGTTGTTCTTGCTTCAGGAGTGCTTCGCTTGGTTTGTTTTATGTTGAAATATGCCTTGTCAGTCATCTACAACGTCTGTATTCAGAAGTTTAAGTGTTCGAGAAAAAAACGTAAAAGTTTGCGTTTTCGAAAATTTTTTTCTGTAGACTGGGTATAAGAAATGACAGGTGGTGGTTTAATGCAGCTCGTTGCCTACGGCGCCCAGGATGTGTACTTAACTGGCAATCCTCAGATTACCTTCTTTAAGCTCGTGTACCGCCGTCACACGAACTTCGCCATGGAGTCCATTGAGAACCCCTTCAACGGCAACCCCCGGTTCGGTAACCAGGTGACATGCACCATCCAGCGTAATGGTGACTTAATCCACCGCATCTACCTCCAGGCCACCCTGCCTTCCGTCTCTCTAACCACCACTGACGGCAGCGGTGCTCAGTTCAGGTGGCTCAACTGGGTGGGCCACAACCTAATCGACTGGGTTGAGCTCCAGATTGGCGGCCAGCGTATCGACAAGCACTATGGTGACTGGCTCCAGATCTGGAATGAGCTCACCCAGGAGCCTGGCAAGCAGGCCGGCTATGCCAAGATGGTTGGCAATGTGCCCCAGCTAACCAACCTGATTGTCCAGGGCGGCGAGGCCTGCGACAACTGGTGCGCAGGCGGCGAGCCCAACTCCTCTGGCGAGCTCCTCAGCTGCGCCCCTGAGTACACCCTGTACGTGCCCCTCCAGTTCTGGTTCTGCCGCAACCCTGGCCTTGCTCTGCCTCTGATTGCTCTCCAGTACCACGAGGTCCGCATCAACCTCCAGTTCAACGACCTCCAGAACCTCATGTGGGACTACTCTCCCCAGAACACCTCTAACAACGTCCACGCCGTGCGCGACCGCGTGAACGCTGCCAACTTAGTGGCTGCTTCTCTCTACGTTGACTACATCTACCTCGACACTGACGAGCGCCGCAAGTTCGCTCAGGTCAGCCACGAGTACCTGATCGAGACTCTCCAGTTCACTGGCGCTGAGTCCATCAACTCCTCCAGCAACAAGATCAAGCTCAACTTCAACCACCCTTGCAAGGAGCTAATCTGGGTGGTCCAGCGTGACTCCTACGTGAGCTGCGATGACTCTGTCATCAACCCCTGGAAGGGCCAGCAGCCTTTCAACTACTCTGACTGGTGGGACCGCTCCGCACTCGAGTCTGGGTACTCCGTGACTCGTGTGGAGGGCATGGCTGGATACAACCCCGTTGTGACCGCCCTCCTCCAGCTCAACGGCCACGACAGGTTCACTGTGCGTGAGGGCCGCTATTTCAACGAGGTGCAGCCTTACCAGCACCACACCAACGTGCCCGCTGTCGGCATCAACGTGTACTCCTTCGCTCTCTCCCCTGAGCAGCACCAGCCCAGCGGCACCTGCAACTTGTCTCGTATTGATAACACCACCCTGCTGCTGACTGTGTCCAACAACGCTGTTGGCACTGCCACCTCTTCTCAGGTGCGCGTCTATGCCACCAACTACAA